CTTTAGCCGGAGTTACATTTACCTCAAAGTGCATATCGTCCGGACGGCTCTTAAAATCGCCGCCCCACTTGAGGCCGTACTTTTTAGCTAATGCCCGGATCATCGGTACCTTTTCAGCCGGGAAAGTGTCGTACTTGCCTAGTGGATGCTTCGTCGCGTTAAGGTCGATAGCCGTACCGCTCGAGTGACACGATAAGCGATCCGTAGATCCTCGCACCATACGAAAAGCGTATCCCCAATCGTCAAAGGTACCCTCATCGATCGGCTCGATCAGCTCGTGAAACTCCGCAGCAAAGGCGGCTAATAGCGGGCCCACGCTACTAGCACACCTGAGCTTACGGTCCGTACCCCGTACAGGGTAGGACTTTATATTGATCTCGGCCGGATCCTTAGAGGCCGGATAACCGTTATAGCTTGTAAGGCTCATCCCAGTAGCGCAGCGATCTCATCGGCTGATAGCCCGAGTTTGTCGAGTACGGCTTGGCGAGCCGCATCTTTAGCGGCCTTTTCTTGCAAAATTGCTTGCAATTCAATTTTATCCAATTCAATTTGTTTTAATTCATCGGCGTTTAATTCTCTTTCGATAATCTCGCCAGTTTGTACGTTATGCTCAATAATCATTTATGCCACCCCGTATAGTTTTAATTCTCCGGCGGTAAACGTCACTACGCCGCCCGTCGTTGTTAATGTAATTGATGATATCGCTGAGGAGCTTGAATAATAGCCTTGAGCCACTCTTTGCCGTTGATTAGTGTTATAAACCGAATACATACCCTCCACCATTTTAGCTCGAGTATCTGTGCTCGTGTAATTATTAATGAATAAAGATCCCATTGATCTAAACGATGTGTCAGTCGTGCAAGCATCGCTGTAGGCAATTCTACTTATAGTGCCACCACCGGTTGCAAATGTCGCACCATAGTAGCCAAAATCAAAAACACTATAATTACTGCCTGTATCTGAGTTAAAACGGATCGCTAAATCTGCGGAGTTATTGTTATACATACCCGTATAAGTTAAGTATAAATGCTTATACGTACTAGGAATAGAGCTTAGAGTTATACTCGTGCCCGATGTCATAGCCGTAGTTGATATAAGGGTATACCCGCCGCTTGATGCAGTAGCCCACTTTAGGCCCGTACTTTCGGCTGAGTCTGCCGTTAAAACTTGGCCATTAGTACCTACCGCTAAACGGCTAAAAGCATCGGCACCAGTACCAGCTACTAAATCACCTTTAGCATCGATAGCCGTAGCCATTGAGTTAGTAATAGTTACCGTCCCTGATGTACCGCCGCCGCTAATACCTACGCCCGCGGTAACGCCCTCGATGTCACCGGTGGCCCCTGAGGCTACCCAAGCTGCACCGTCGTAATACCATAGTGAGTTAGTATCTTTTGTAAAAGCAAACTGTCCCTCAGCCGGTGCGGTAATAGCCGCATCTCGAGCGGTAGTAGTTGCGAATACGTTAATACCCTGCATGAGGTAGCCGTTTACGTCACCGGCGGTTAAAACCTCACCCGTTACAAAGGTCTTAAAACCTTGTCCAGCTGCCATAACCTTGCTCCTTAGTATGCTAATACGGAGGTATCGAGCACTCCGTATAGTGTTGAGTTTAATATAAAGCCGTCGATAATCGGCTCTTGTGTTGTAAATGTCGTTTTCCAGCTATTAGGGCTAACGCGGTGCATTACGCCAAACACTTGTAGAGTTTGTTGTAACGTCGAATTACCAGGCTGATTAGTCGTAACCTCTACCGGATCAAAAAAATCTAGATCAAGAGCCGCGATAATGCCATCGTTATAGTTTTCTGTATAAAGGTCTAGCTCGATAGCATCGCAGCGGGTACGAGTAGCTTTACGGCTTGCTACGTAAGCGCGAGCGTAATCGAGCGCGGCTTGATTTGTATCCATTACTAAATTCTGCTGAGTGTATGAGTGCACAAAATACTCATCGATAGAGGCTTGATCCTCGGCTATTTGAGCCGTGCCGCCGATCTTTGTAATAGAGGCCGAGTTATATACCTGCGTATCATCTAAACGCCATACGGCATTAAAGTAAGTAATCTCGGTACCGTCATCGTTAAACACGACCGGCGGTATAGTTTGAGACTCGATACAAAAGGCGCGATCCTTAAGATTTACCGATCCGCGAGCATCCATATAAATAGCGCCATACTCAGATATAGAGGCGGTTTGTAGAGCTGCTAAAGCGGTACGTAAAGTACCCGGGTCCGCCTGAAAGATAGTATCGCCGTACTCGATCTCACGCTGAGATGGAGGCCAAGCGATCTCGTCGAGGATAGCGTTTACGCGCTCGCCGGGTAAGTCACCAGCTGAGGCTAGGGTAACGTTTGTAATTTGACTGTTTTGGAAAAGTCTAAAGCCGTCTACCGCGGTAATAGTTGTATAAACTACATCCGTAGCCATCTTAGGCGTTGTAGTTGTATAGCTAGTAATAAAGCCGCTAAACATAGGCCACTCAGTACCGTTATACGTAGCGGTAATAGCTACTTTACGCATAGGAGTAAGTAAGCCGTAATAAGGGCTTGCCGGATTTTGAGGATTAAAGTCGCCATTTTGATCGACGATACGTAGCGTTAGAGTGCCAGTTTGGAAAACGTCGGCCTGTAGGTTACGGCCTCGCATTGTTGTAACGCTATCGACTACGTTAGATACATCGACGATAAGAGCCTCGGAGTCTGCCAGTACGTTAGTACCCAAAATACCGCTATCTAGGATCATAGCTTGAGCAAAAGCGGGACCCGTAGAAAAGTTAATAATCGCGTTAAGTACGGGTACGGTCATGCTATGCCCGCCGTAGTAAGTGGATCACCGTTACGGTTAAGCCGTTGGATCGTATCTTGTAGTAACGCCGTAAACTCATCTTGAGAGGCAATAGCTCCAGCGTTTACCGTAACGGTGTAATTATTACCGTTGCCTCCGGGATTTACTAAACGGGGATCGATTAAATCGCCGAGATCGGTGCCAAGATCAGGAAAATTACCCTCATCATCTAAATAAGGTAAGCCCGGCATCTTACCCTCAGGCGGTGGAGTGTAAGTTGGATAAGGCGGTATAGATCTAATAGCAGCCGATAAAGCTGCTACACCTGATAAAGCTGCAGCATCGGCGGCAGCTTGAGCCGCTGCAACGGTAGCAATACTACCTAACTTAGCTGCGGTTAAATCAGCATCGGCCGCAAGGGCGGCATCGTTTTTAGTTTTAAGAGCTGCAAGATAATCGGTAAAGGCTTTATCCTCGGCGGCTTTTCTAGCGGCAGCTTCGGCGGCCATCGCTGCATTATCCGCATCTTGAGCCGCTTTACGCTTGGCCGCGATCTCCTCAACGGTTTTAATGCCGGCCGCTAATGCAATTTGATCGGCTAAAGTTTGTGCCGCGGTAGTTTTATTAATTGATGCTAAACGTAAAACCTCAAGAGTAGTAATCTGAGTTTTCTTTGTGTAAAAGTCTAAATCGTTTAGACCGCCTTGCTTAGATAACGCATCGTTATACTTGGCAAAAGCGGCGGCTTCTGCCGCTTCGGCATCGGCAATAGCCTTTAACTTAGCTGCATCCTTTGAGGCTTGATCTGCCCCGGATGCGTTGATAGCTGCTAGTTTTGCATTTTTGGCAGCCTCGATAGCCGATAACTCTTTCATGAGTACGGCATTAAGGCCCTCGAGCTCTTTCTCAGTAATACCCTTAAGGCCGTTTAATTTTGCCGTTTGGTTAGCCTCTGTAAGTAATCCGAGTTGCTTAATACGATCTAGAGCCTTTGCGCCGTCCTCATCCTCAATAGCCATAAGGGCCTCAAGGCGTAGGCGAGTATCTTTATCGTATGTAGCTTTAAGAGCTGCGGCAATAGAGATACGGTTAGTATCAAAAGTTTCAGCGGCTTTACTAAGGGATATTTCATTTTTCTTAGCAAGCTCGGCTTTTTTCTGTAACGCTAATATTTCTTTTTGGCGTTTAATAGCCTCTTTGTCCATCTTTGCCTTTTCGGCATTAGCTCGCATATTTTTTAGATCTTGAGGTACGCCCTGAGGAAAACCGCCTTGGCGGCCTAAGACCTTATCTACATTGGTACGTAAGGCACCGATAGAAAACTTGCCAAGATAGTTTTTAACCCCTCTAAACGCATTATCTAAAACACCTGCGCCCGGCAAGCCGGC